TGCTCGCTGGATCTTTGGCACCGAAGCGATCCTTTCAACCTTGTCTTGTGCTTCCATTTGTCGCTTTACCTTTGCTGACCAAGATCGACCTGCATCACCGCCCCAAAGAGCCCAAGCGATTCGGCCTGCTGACGGAAATCCTTTTTGGCCTGGCTTCCATCCTTCGCCCTGCTTGTCAACTTCGTGACGAGCAAAGTAGGAAACCATTCGACCGATCGTATCAGGACTGATCTCTTTGCCGTTCGACAAGTCACGAGCCCTAGCAACGCCAACAGGAGTCCCGCCGCGATTGTGCTCTCTACGCCATTCAAGGCCCTGCTTGGCCTCATTGCGCACGCCCTCAGGAGGTGTAAAGTCGATGCCGTCGTACTTTGCACGCTCGACCTGTTCCGATGCGTACAATGCCGCGATCTGATCGTTAGCATCCGATTCGCTTGCATGGCATCCCATAAGCTGACGTTCGTCGGATTTAAATACGCCCCAAGGCTTAGCGATCGGGCAAGCCGCTGTAGTCTTTGCGTCATAGGGCATTGGCTGTTCTCCTTTGCGAGTCCGATGACAAAGAGAACACAGGAGTTAACTCCCATTTGCTAACATCTGATTTTGCGATTGGATCAGACGACAATATGATCTTTAGTCCATTTTCGTGTTCAGTCTGTGCTATTCCGCCTATCCCTACTTGTCTTGCGTTGCTTGCGTAATATGCGTGCGTTGGCTTTTTCCCGCCTAGATTCTCCGAGAGCTTTCTTATTTGATTTGCAATCGCATCATCCATGAAATCTATAGATCCGTCGTCGTCAGCAAGACCGCGCGAGCCTAAAAAGATATCTGCAACCTTGTCGACTCTTGCGGCTTCTTTGCTCATTCCGAACTGTTCAAAAAACGATTTCAAGTGTCCAGCGTTTTCTCTCAACGCAGAATCTTGCGAATCTGTTTTTTGTGCCGCTGAAAAATCAAACAGTTTCGGTTTTTTGTCAGAAGAAACACCGAACTGCAAAACGTCGTTGTAGTCATATCCAGCAGATGACATTTCGCTTACCGCTGAATAGATTTCGTCTTTCCCCTTTTCAATTACAGGGGCAAGCGTCTTACGCTTATCCGATTCGATAGCGTCTACGCTTATGATGTTTTTATAAAAAGGAGTTACAATCTTGTCTCCTTCCAAGCCACCTTCGCTTATCCCAGGCTTTCCGCTTAACGCAGAATACACCTCGGCCTCTTTTGTTTTCTTTCCGTTTATCGTGGCGTTTTTGTAGACCTTTCCATCTTTTTGATAAACGTCTCCGGTGCTACCGCTACCAATTGACGATCCTCCTCCGCCGCAAGTGTTCCCTTCCTTGAAACCACCAGCACCGGTCCCGCAATCTCGCATTATGCGTTGAGCAACGACTGCTTGAACCTTTGGAGGTGTTGCCGATGCGGATTGAGCCGCTGAAATCGCTAGCTGTTGCTCTTGTGGAGTTAGTAGACCTAGCTTCTTCTTAAGTGCGTTCTCTTTGGCGCGTTGGTACATTACTGCTTTCCATGATCGACCCCTTGCACCCAATTCGGTTTGGTAGTCGCTCATGAATGATTCGATCGCATCCTTCGCCGCTGCTTGCTCCGATTGAGGATCGACCCATTCCCATTCGGGTGTCATCCACTCAACAGGGGCAAAAGTGCGACGGTCACTCAGCAGCTCGCTGGAGGTGGGAAACGAGGGTAGGGAACTGAGTGCCGCCGCGTCGAGAAAAGCATCCCAAACGGGTTGAAGCAAATGTCGGATCAAGTATTTCTGCCAGCATCGGAACCGACGACGATCTTCCAATTGGCTCGTTCTTGATGAACTGTAGGATGTCTGGCTGTAGTCCCTTGCCACGGTTTCATAGGAGAGCCCTGTACCGACTGCGATTTGCCTTAGGATCAAAGCGATCCAAGGTTCGGCTGCGCTGTTAGGACGGCCAGGATTGAGACCTACGACATCCTCACCCGGTCGAAGATTCATCACCATGCCTGGCTCGACATGGCTATAGCTGTTGCCTGCGTCGTCAGTGTTGCCGACTCCATCGGGCTCGATCAGATTCCCAAGTGGCGTATCAGTCTTGATCGCCACCGTGAAACAACTTGCCACAGCCGAAGCCTGTAGTTCGTTGTCAAGATAAGTCCCAAGATCCCGCACCGGAGTAACCACCGGAGCAAACCAAGTCACGCCCCGCGTCTGGCCGATGCGATCCTGCCGGTATAGGTGCATGATCTCATGGGCAGGCACTCGCTCGGGAGTTCTGGTTACTGCGTATGGTTGCAATGGATGATCCTTGTAGATCCAGTACGCAACCGGCCTACCGAGATCGTCAACCTCAACGCCGCGAATGATTCGATTATCACCAGCTGGAGTCAGTCTTGCTGCGTAGTTGTCTTTGTCCCCTGCAAGCCTGTCAGCTTCGATCAATTCGAGAGCCAATGGGACTGGTCGATAAATTCCCCGATAGACCTTGCCAGGCGTTCTAATGAGCCGTACAAGCACCTCACCAGCCTCGACCATTTCACGCTGGCAAATAGCCTGGATTTCATCGAGAGTGTATTTCCCGTTGACATCGCAGACTTCCGCCCATTCCGACCAAATCTTATCCCGCTGGTCGTTGATCGATTCGATGTCGTCTCCGCTTGGAGTCTCAAACTGGCTCTGGGCCTTGATGCCACACCCAACCACCGATGAGACAATGGTATCAACCACGCCCCATGCGTAAGCATTGTTCCGCACTAAGTCTCGAGCCCATGCCCGAAGCGTATCAGCACCAAATGGCCCTGATAGCTCCATGTCCGCTGGATTGTTCTTTGGCTTTCGACTGCTAGAGATTCGCGACGGCTCCGCCCCTGTAAAAGACCTGAGCACTTTTCGAGCTTGAGCCCTTCGGAGTCCCGCTGTAGGGCTGATGGCCGTGACGATTGAATCGAGCATCTTTCCGATCATCTGCGAGCCCTCGACAATCTACCGAGAGTAACGCCACCGGAACCGCTTTCACGCTCGACCTGTTGTTGGAGCATCCGTCGTTCTTCAAAGAGCGACTTGAGGTCAAGTTTGGTAACCGTCCTAGAGCCAATGGAATATTGAGAAGCCCCTCCGGTAAGGAGAGCCTCAATAGCTGCGTCGATGAGTGCTAACAGACTTGCTGCTGATGCCATGCACAAAGGATTGCATGACTAGCAAACATTCTCAAGAACGCATTACAATTGCAATTGTAAACCCGTTACTAATCGCCTTCTTGCGACCAAGTATGTTTGCACCAAGTGCATCGGCAATAACGTATCTTTCCGTGCTTTGCATAGACTCGACTGTAGCTTGTACGTGGAGGTCTGCGAGTCTCACACATCGTGCAAGGTCTCGGCGTGAACTCCCTTGGTATAGGCTCGATCGGTTGTTGCTCGATTGATGCCGTTTGTTGCACCGTCTCGATCGCTTGCTTCCTGCTTTTCTTCGCCATCCTAGTACCTCCGTTTTGGAATCCACCCGCCTTGCCGCTGTCTTAGATTGCGTCCATGCTGATACGCCTTTGGAGCCTGCTTAACAGGCTTAGGCTGTTCGCCGCTAACGTGCTTTGGTTGCACCTCGATCTCACTCGGAGCAATCAGCTTGACCCCGCAAGCCTCACTAGCCGCCGCCGCCATGTAGGTTGCATCGAGCCAGTGGTTGTTGCTGTCCTTGACCATCCAATAGGTCTTGGCCCCTTTGCCTTCGGTAAACTTGGTCACCAGTTCTTCCGCTGCGATGTGCTGCGCGTACTGGCTATGTCTGCGTTCTTCCTCAAGTGCAAACAACGAAAGCGACCCGCGCCGAAGCATGTTCGATTCGTCGAAAGTCGGAGTCATAAACCTTTCATGGATGAATTGCTTCCAATAACTCGTATCGAGCTCGTAAAGCCAAACATTCGACGACGGAAGCTTTTGAGCGTGAAGGTTGGCACCTGCAATCGTTGTCGATGTGGACTTCGCTTTTCGATGGTACGGATCTTGCCCTTTCGATGGATGGAAGATACCTCCGACTTCTCGACAGAACTGGTAAGCCGCGTTGGTGAATGCACCGGAATCCACAAAGCAAAAATCGATCGTTCGCCGAGTGCCTGTTGTGTCGCTGAATTCTTTGGTTAGCAATTCATCCCGAAGGCTCAAGAGAGCCTGATAGATCATCGGCTCGCTAGCTTCATGATCCATGCTCTTATCTGTGCCGTAAACCTGATGGATACCATAATCGGCCACAACGCCTCCAGCACCGTGCCACCAAGAGGTTATAACCCAATGTAGATAGTACTTGCCCAAGTCGATCGCCGCCGTAAGTGCCACCGTGTTAGCTGGTAGTTGCCTCCGTACCAAACCGCTTATCCGAGACTCAACTAAGGCAGGAGTGATGCCAAGTCCCATTGGCCCGGCTTCCTCAGGTGGATCGTTGTCAATCTCAGTCGAAACCGCCTTTTGGCCTACGTCGGCGACTCGGTTGAAATACGATTGCACCGCCGAGAGCTCCATCGGCTCGCCGTCGCTGTGCATCTTTTTGCTGTAGCTGTGCGGATTGCTTACCACCGAACCACGCTCGATTTCCTCTTGATTGTCACGCCAGAACCGGAAAGCCTCCCGAGCGTCAGGATCGTCGTCCTTGCGTCCCTTTCTCATGTCGATGTACTTCTCTATCAAGTCCATCCGATCCGGCTTGGTAACGAGCTTGCGGTATCGCTTGCCCCTCCAAGATGGCTTGATCTTCGGATCGGTGTAACGATACGCAATGCACTTTCTGTTTTGAATCGTGCAAAGCATGACCCGAGGGATCCGCTCTGAGGACTGACCGAGCCCTGCGATGTCTTGCTCGATTACCTCCTCGTTCTTATCGATCGTCGTTTCACTCGCCGCCGCTTCCCTATCCTCGATGTCGTCGATAATGGCAAGCGTTGGTCGTCTGCTTCGATACTTCGTTCCCCGAATCGCACCATCAATGCCCAAAGAGTAAAGCACCTGACCGCATGAAGCAGGCTCGATCTCAGCCGGCCAGCCTGGTAGCTGATCTCTGCCGATCGTCGGGAACACAAAGAACTCAGGCCCGATGACGATGTTAGTAGGCATCCCGCCGCAAGTCTGCATCCTCCCCCGGCTCGACCAACCGCCGACAGCCTGAAACGGAATGGCGATCTCTGGGTAATCCGCCGCGAAGATTTCATTTTGTTGCAGTTGCTCAACGATGTCCCGCACTTCCTTTTTTGCTTTGTCGGCGTTCTTGCCAATGACTACCGGAAAGGTCGAGAGCCGACGGATCATCAAGTAAAGAGCCGTGAGGATTGCAAGCGTCGTCTTGCCCTCGCCCCGTGGCCCTGCAATCGATTGGTCACCGCCGTACTTAGCAGCGTCGATAATGGAATGCACCATCGCCAAGCGATCCTCAGTCCAGCCCTCAAAGAACTTTTCGGGAAAGTAGGTCGAGAGCCACATGGCAGGATCAGACTCACACTTAATCCGACGAGCAGGATCGATAGGTGGAGGAATGGAGATGTCGCGTTGGCTTGCTCGCTTCTTGGCCATCAAGTCGCGTTGATACAGCCGACGGTCACCCTTGACCGGATCCGCCGACAATGCCGTTTTCGGATGCAAGCTTAGCAAGGTCTGCAACTGGGACAGATCGAGCGAGTTCAAGAAGTCGGAGTCTAAGCTCATTATCCTTGGCCTCCTTTTTTGCTTCCGCTTCGTCTCGCTTGTGATCGAGAGCGTCCGCACCCAAAAGCACCTTCGCCGCATCGACCGCCAATTCCGGATCGGTCAAACACTGCATCAACGCCGCTTTGATCGCTTCCTTGTCTACGTTCCATTTTTCCTTTAGGGCTCGATTGACCAAGCGTAAATCCCTCGCTGTCTTGATCTCCAAGCAAACCGCCCCCTACCCCGCGAAAACACTTGCTAACGTGCTAACTTTCTTTTGTTTTTTCGGGCTAATGGTCTG